ACTTTTCACCCGAACCTGCCCGGCAAGGCGACCACGAGCGAAAAGTCGTTCCTCTACCACAAGACCGCCATCGGCCACGGTGCGGACAAGGCCGGCATGCAGACGCCGGTCGGGTTCAATGAAGAACAGGACTACTCATGGGCGCGCGCGACGATGTACATGAATGCCAAACTCCTGCAGAACGCGGGCGTGGTAGTTTTCACGACTGATGGCTCCGTGTACGGCTGATCGGCCATCCACCCTCTAACCTTCAAGGAGAAACATCATGGCCTACTCTGGCACTACCGCGGCAACCAGCGCCGCATTTCCTCCCGTCATTCTCGCCGCTGCAATGGGCGGGGGTCGTTCGGGTTCCACCACGACTCCGGTCGGGTCGAAGTTGTGGCTGTTCGGCACGACCGACACTTCGACTGGCCCGTTTGTCGCCGGGTACTTCACTGACGGCTACGAGTTGGGCATGAAGCAGGGCGACGTTGTTATCGTTGCCGCGCAGACCTCGACCGTCGCCTCAAGCGGCACGCTGTACCTCGGCATGGTGTCGTCCGTCAGTTCGACCGGCGGCGGCACGCAACTGAGCACGTTCAGCTTCATTTCCAGCACCTGATCCACCGCAGCTTCCGGGGGCTTCGGCCCTCGGCCTTTTACACTTGAGGAGGGAACACAATGTCCGAAGTCACCGAAGGCAAGACGGAAACCCCGGCTATTGCCGAGCCTGCCGCGCGCCACATTCAGGAACTGAACCCCACGCGCATGAAGGAATGCGAATTCGAGCGTACTGTCTATACCGCGACGGCGCACGAAGAAACGCTGCCCGAGGATCTTCTGGTCCCGTCCTACTGGACGCACTGCGCAGAGACGTTCAAGCCGTTCGACAAGGTGGAAGTCCGCGCCGATGACGGCAGTTGGTATGTCGAGCTTCTGGTGCTGGAAACCTCGCGCCGCTGGGCGCGCATGTTCCTGCTGGCCAAGCACAACCTGACCACGGCGGATGTGTCGCTGACCCAAGCCAAACTGCAGGAATTCGCCGTCGAGTACAAGGGACCGCACAAGTTGCACTGCATCATTCGGCTGTCCGACAACGAGATGATCCACGAAGGCGAACGCACCAAGGCCGGTGCCCATGAGTGGCTGGCCGGGCGGATCAAGGCCGGCATCTGATGGCTACCAACAGGCTTAAATTGTTCAATGGTGCTTTGCTTATTGCTGGCGTGCGCCAACTTGCGAGCCTGTCCGAAAGCGTCGAATCCCGCCATCTTCTGGATAACGTCTGGAACGATGGCGGGGTCGATACCTGTCTGTCCGAGGCTCAATGGCGCTTCGCCATCCGCGCCCAAAAGCTCGACTACAGCGCCAGCATCACGCCGGAATTCGGGCTGCGTCGGGCCTTCGAGAAATCGACGGACTGGATACTGACATCTGCCATCTGTCAGGATGAGTACTACAGAATCCCGCTTCTGCAATACACCGACGAAGCCGGCATCCTCTATGCTGACCTGGACGCGATCTACGTCAAGTTTGTGTCGAACGATACCGGCTATGGTGGCAATCTCGCCTTGTGGCCGCCGACATTCACCGAGTACGTCAAGCACTACTTCGCCACGAAGATCATCGGCAAGGTCGCGGCGATCGACTCCCCTCGGGCAGTTGCGCTGCTGACGCCGAGAACTGGCTTGCTTGATCGCGCGCTTGAGGATGCCCGCAACCGTGACGCCATCTCCGAACCGACTCGATTCTTTCCTCAAGGTAGTTGGGGCCGCGCTCGCAACGGCGGCCGGTCGGGTAGCCGTTCAGGCTTTGACGGCGGCAATCAAAACTCGCTGATCGGGTAGTCATGTTACGGTTTCCGCGTCTCCATCGATCCAATAGCGTCGGTTCGATGCCCGACGCGGGACGGGGTATTGATGGCGCCTTCAACAGTCCAATCACCACCCTTCCCACGGAGCAGTCGGCTTTTGAGGCGCTCTTGATGTACGCCTACCTTTCGCGCAAGGTTCTCCATTGTCATCAGCTCCCCTTGATACATAAAAACCTTATTCGTAATTCTGTTATTCGCCTGCTCTCTTTTTGTTGCCCATCGGCAATTTCCAGGCTCATAGTTTCCATTGTTGTCCGGCCATCTGTCTATCGTGTAATTTCCCACTGGCCGTTCCCCCATGTCAGCAAGGAAATTGATAAATTTTCTCCACCTGTCGCATACGGTGATTCCGCGCTTCTGGTAGTGGGCAAACGCTGGATTCGATGGCTGCGTACATCGGGCAACCATGTTATGCCAAGAGGAATAAGTCGGAGACCGCCAGCCTGTTTTAGTGTGTCCATGTTGCTTCATATAACTGTCCCTCCTAGTAATGTAATGGAACTATAGCACGTGGCAACCAAAACAAGCCCACTTTTATCGTTCAACCGTGGCCGCGTGTCTCGCCTCGGGCTATCCAGGCAGGACGTGAAGCGCATCGCCATGTCAGCCGAGACTCAGACCAACTGGATTCCGACCGTTCTCGGGTCAATGTCGATTCGTCCTGGCCTTGGGTACAAAGGGGCAACCAAATCGAACGCTGCGGCGAAGTTTCTGGAGTTTATCTTCAGCGTGTCCGACAAGGCGCTGCTTGAACTGACGGCATTGGTCATGCGGGTATGGGTCAGCGATGCGCTGATCACCCGATCCGCTGTCGCAACGGTAACCGTAAATGGCGACTTCACGTCGAACCTGAACGACTGGACCGACAGTGATCAGGCCGGCGCCACTTCCGCGTGGGTCACTGGCGGGTACATGGGTTTGACCGGAACCGGTACAAACGCCGCGATTCGTGACCAGACCATCACCGTCGCGGGGGCGGATCAGAACGTCGAGCATGGGCTTCGTATCGTGGTGCAGCGCGGGCCGGTAACGCTTCGCGTCGGATCAACATCCGGGGGTGATGAGTACATCACCGAAACCACGCTTGAGACTGGCACGCACTCTCTCGCCGTGACGCCTGCCGGGGATTTCTACATCCGGTTCATGAGTCGCCACAAGCGGCAGGTATTGGTCACTTCCTGCAATATCGAGGCGGCCGGCGTCATGGAAATTACTACACCATGGACGGCTTCTGATCTCAGTCTGATCAGGTCCGACCAATCGGCGGACGTGATTTTCTGCGCATGCTCAGGAAAGCAGCAGCGCCGGATTGAACGGCGCGCGACTCGCTCATGGTCGGTGGTCCTGTATCAATCCGATGATGGACCTTTCCGCGTCTTGAATACCGGACCCGGAACGATGGTATCCGCTGCGCTTTCTGGGAATTCAACCCTGACTAGTTCAATCGCGTTCTTTCGATCAACCCATGTCGGGGCATTGTTCGCCGTGACCTCCACAGGCCAATCCGTGTCAAAGTCAATGGGCGTCGTCAATGACGCAACATCTTCCATTGAAGTGACCGGAGTCACAACCGACCGGGCCTTTACCATCGTTTTGACGGGCCTGACGGCTACCGCGAACACGGTAATCCTTCAACGGTCCTTTGACGACACGGTATGGGCGGCTGTTTCTGGGAAGTCATGGACCATTGACACGACCGAAGCATACACCGACGGGCTGGATAATCAGATTGTCTATTACCGCCTACTGTGTTCTGTGTATGCTGCCGGGACCACGGAAGCCAGCCTGACCATTTCAACGGGGTCGATCAGGGGGGTTGCGCGGGTCACTGGATTTACATCCTCGACGGTTGTCGATATCGAGATCATCACCGACTTTGGGTCACTGGTGGCGAGTTCGGATTGGGAGGAGGGCCAGTGGTCCGACTATCGTGGATGGCCGTCTGCTGTCGGGTTTGACGGGGGTCGACTGTGGTGGGGCGGGAAGGATTCAATGGTCGGGTCCGTGTCTGACGCCTTTTCCTCGTTCGATCCTGAAACCGCAGGAGACTCAGGGCCGATCAATCGCACCCTGCCGGGGGGGCAAGTCGATACGATCAACTGGATTCTGTCGTTGCAGCGCCTGATGGTAGGCGGGCAGTGCGCTGAATACTCCTGCCGGTCCGACTCGCTTGACGGGCCTTTGACGCCGACCAACTTCAATCCAAAGAAGGCCTCGACTCAGGGCTCTGCTGCGGTACGCGCGGTGTCGATCGACTCGCAGGGGGTCTATGTTCAACGAGGCGGTACGCGGGTCTATACGCTGGCCCTGACCTCCAATCAGGTCACTTTCGACTATACGGCCAGCAATTTGTGCGAGATCATTCCTGAAATCGGTCAGCCGCAGATTGTCCGCATCGCGGTGCAGCGACAACCTGATACCAGGATTCATTGTGTCCGGTCTGATGGGACGGTCGCCTTGCTGATCTTCGATGCAACCGAACAAGTCACCTGCTGGGTAGATGTCGAAACTGACGGAGATGTTGAAGACGTTGCGGTCCTGCCTGGTGACGAAGGGGATTCCGAGGATCATGTCTATTACGTGGTCAATCGAACCATCAACGGCGCCACGGTGCGATATCTTGAGAAATGGGCCTTCCAGTCGGAATGCCTCGGCACCACGACCAACAATCTCGGCGATTCGTTCGTGACCTTCAGCGGGGCCGCGACAACCACGATCACTGCGGCGCATCTTGCTGGAGAGAATGTCGTTGTGTGGGCTGATAGCGCCGACGTTGGTACTGCTTCCGACGGTACGCAGACCTATACCTTGGATGGATCAGGGGAGGCAACCCTTCCGACTGCGGTCACGACGTACATGGTGGGGCTGGCCTATTCCGCTTCGTTCATGTCCGGCAAACTCCTGCAACTGGCTTCGCAGATGCCGACTCCGCTGAACCAGATGAAGGCAATTCGCCAACTGGGACTGATCATGGCGAACGTCCATCCGAAGGGCTTGAAGATGGGACGGGACTTCACCAACATGGATGACCTGCCGGAACTTGAAGCCGGGTATCCGATCAGCACCACGGCCATCCGTACCGCCTACGACGAAGACCCGATCGTTCTGCCTGGATCATGGGGAACCGATGAAAGGCTGTGCCTGAAAGGCGCCGCTCCGCGCCCGGTAACCGTTCTGTCCTGCGTGATGGAGATCGAGACATGATCATCCGGCCGGCAACTGCTGAAGACTTGACTGCGGTAGGCGGACGACGGGAAACCTGCCGCGCGATGGTTGCCGAGGAATCAGGGCAAACCCTGTGCGTTTTCGGCGTCTACCCGCAATCAACCCGGTGGATACTGTTCGCTTGGGCGAAGGATGAATTCAGGGCGAACCGAAGGGGGGTGATCAAAGCGGTTAGAGCGATGTGGGAATTGATCGGAAGCCGGCCTGCGATGCCGCTGATGGCCCATGCTGATCCAAGCATCAAGGGGTCCGATGTGCTGCTGAAGCACATGGGGTTTGAACACTGGAACGCGGGTATCTATCAATGTCCTGGCAACAAGCCATACCTGCCGCGCTGTCAATAGTCTCGGCGTCCGGTAAAGCCTCTGCCGGAAATGCTGCGGCGGATGTCGGCCGCCAGCAGCAGGCCGCTATGCAGTACGAGGCCGACCAAGCGCGGATCAACGCTGGGCAGGCGCAGGCATCTGCCCAGCGGGTTGCCGCGGAACAACGCCGGCAAGGTGCCCTCGTTCAATCGCGCGCAATCGCCCTTGCTGCTGCCGGTGGCGGTTCAACTACGGATGCAGGAGTGATCAACCTGATCGCAGGGAATGCGGGAGAGATTGCCTACCGTTCTGCTGTGGCTTTGTACGAAGGCGAAGACAAAGCCCGCAGTCTCAGGGAAATGGCGAAGGCGAAGGAATACTCTGGGGTGATGGCGGCGAAGTCTGGTGAGGATCGAAAGAAGGCGGCGATGGTTGGAGCTTTCGGGGATCTGGTCAAAGGCGGGGCTTCTCTGTTCTCGACGTTCGGTGGTGGCGGGGTCAATGACCTCCCGCCTGCCGGCAACAATCCGGATGAATGGTAATGAAACTCCCTGACCTCGGCGAACAAGCCCGCCCGACCCCTACCCCATCCGGAGGTATAGCGTCGTATCAGCCGCAAGATGCCGGTTCGGCAATGGCGCCGGGGCTGGCCGTGTCCTCGATGGCCGGCGAGCTTGGCCGCGAGGCCGAACAGTGGATCGCCAAGGAAAAGGCGCGCGTCGATACGATGATGGTTGAGGACGCAACCGCAAAACTCCGTGCGGCTCAACAAGACTTGAAGATGGGCAAGGACGGCTTCATTAATCAACGCGGCGTCGAAGCATTGAAAAAGCCGCTACTCGATGACTACGGAAAGCGGTTTGAGTCCATTGCCGGCGAACTCTCGGCAAAGCTAAGTCCGGACCAGCAGGCCGCATTCCGAAAACGGACTCAGGTCTATGGCACTGAGTTTCGCGGCGACGTGATGACGCACATCATCCGCGAGGGCGATCGCGCGGAAGACTTGACCTTCAAGGCCAGGGTCGCTGGTGAGCAGAAGCAGATCGCCGACAACTGGAACAGCGGCGCTGCTGTTGCAACTTCCATTGCCAGCATCGAAGGGGTAGCCAAGCAATACGGCCAGTCTCGCGGATGGGACAAGCAGACCGTCGATGTATTCGTGTCGGAGCAGAAGGGCATTGCCGGCGTCAACATCGCCCAACAAGCTATCGCTGACAACAATCTCGGG